CGATTTCGCGCCAGTTCCTGTTGCAAACGTGTAGTTATGACTGCCCGATGCCCGTTTGTCAACCCGCCATCTTTGGTCGGTAGCTCCCCAAAGTGCGCTGTCCGGGTTTGGGACCTGTCCCAGTCAGACATTAGCAAATGGCGTGCCACCGCTTCGCGAACCCCAGGTATGAGGCGGACGGGGGACCAATAGCTGATTCCGGGAGTTGATTGCTTCGCGGATATCGCAGGTGTTGCCACAGGGAATTGGCCGGATTGGCCTGCCGATTTTGGCTGTTCGGAAAACCGTAATGATGACGCATGCTAATGGCGGGGCAAATTGACCTATATCGACGTTCTCGCGGGTCTTTCTGGCCTAAGGCCCAGTCAGCGTCAACCTCCTATTCAGCGCATCGCGGGTCACGTCGACACAGGATGGATGCGAACCACCATCACCGTTGGTTCTCAGTTTTACTTTGACTTATTCTTTTTAAGTGCGCGGACTTCTATTGGGGCTGGATAATTTCTACGACCACGTAGACATCTCACAATAATTTGAAGTATTTCATGGCCTGTCTTTGGATTTTCAGATGCTCCGGATTATCGGGATCAAAAAGACCGGGACCCAGTCGGATTAATACACCTTCGCAAAACCTTTCAACCTTCCAGGCAGGAGCTTTGAGGCAGTAATCAATACCGCCGATGGAACGTGCCATGCCTTCATCCAGGTAATGGAAGCCTCTTATTAGGGCTGGTTTGTCGAACTTGGGAATGGCCTGCTGCCGATCATACCAGTCAAGAGCAATTTCATTTCTGAATTCCGAGAGAAACGCCTCGAAGGGTCTCAATATTTGTATGGATTTCTCCAAATAGGACAAATCCGGAACTTTTCTCCCTTCACCGATTGAGATGTCATAAAAGTCGATGAAGATTTCGTCCTGGTGAGTGCCTGTATGAATCTCGAATCGTACTGTATTGTTATCTCTCTTGCCAGGTGGAAGGCTGAAAAAATCTACGTTGACACCGATGCCGCGAAATGTCTTGTCTATTTTCTTTTGAAACATATTCTGGAGATCTGAATGGATCAAGTTTACAGGTTTATTCCTTTTGTCGTAGAGTTCTGAGACTCGAAATGCCTCTTTCATTAAAGTCAGAAAATCAATAATTTCCGCGATCCTGAAATCTCCACGCGGTCTGCATCGTTGCCAAAGTGTATAGCTTGCCATGATTCAACCCCTTATGGTTTAACAGTTGCTCCAGGAACATTTCCTACTGCTTTCCGGAAAGCCTCCACCTGATCCGAGCCAACCCTCCATATCACTGGAAGACCTTCCGAGGCTTTTACTTGGCGCAAAGCCTGGTCTCGGAATTGGTTTGGTTTCTTAGCCCAAATCATGAATTCGTCATTTTTATCGAATAAGTGCTTATGATTTCCTTTATATTCATAAAGGATTCCATTGCGATAATCATCATAATGTACATCGCCGATTTTGTATTCTTTTATATAAAACTTGCCGTCCCTTTCTATGATCGGTTTCCCGGACATCTTCGACTGATGTTCCAGGCCCTGCCAAGGCCGAGCTATTTCCACCCATTTGCCCGGGCCGCCAGATTTACCAATTGCCCCTGCTTGACCCAGACCAACGGCCCAGCGGTAAGTGCCTCTGAGAATGGCTCTCGCGGCTCCTCCAGCGCCGTGGACAGCCATTGCCGTGGCAACGCCCTAGGCGATGTTTTCGTTTAATCTGTACACGTTCCATCGTTCTTCCGCCTTCGCTCTGCTCCATCCCGCCTTAGCCATCTCGCGTATGAATGCTTCCTTGGCCGGATTTTCTCGCGGCAACCGTCCGATTCTGTCCGGAAGGTCGCCCCTTTGTCCTGTCCGGCTCCCACTGAACTCAGGATGCGTGGCGAACCACCATCGCCGTTGTTTTTCGGTTTCTATCAAACTTTCCTCCTTTCTTACTGCGAAAGCGAAGCTGCCGTATCAAAGCGCATGTACGGCTCCCTGGCTCCAGGCCAACAGCACTGACAGTCCGGGATCAGTCAGAGCGGCATTCTCCAATGAAAGCCTCGCGGCTCGGCCCATGGCATCCAAGCCGTTGAGCTAGAGTGCCTTCATTTCGCGTTCAGATTTGATGATCAAATCTCAAAGGTGTTTACTGGAGGGAAATAGTGGCAACAGACTAATGCGTACCAATTGGCCTTCAAGGAGGTAAGAATGGGGGAGCCGAGAAGAATCAGGGAGGTCCTTCTTGCAAAAGGGACCTCCCCATTTTCTTAATCTTCCTCGTCTGAATCGGACTCGTCCTCATCTTCCTCGTCTTCCCAGTCCTCGTCGTCTTCATCTTCGTCGTAATCGTCGTCCTCTTCATCGTCGTCTTCGTCTTCCCAGTCTTCGTCCTCATCCCATCCTTCCTCGTCCTCGCCATCATCCACAGGAGCGGACAGGATCCCTGGGGAAGGATATGGGAGGGAAGCAGCGCGCGAAGACCCAAGGGGCAAATCGCAATTCAGCGATAGCAGTCCAAGTTCAGGAATGTCTGAAACAAAAGAGGTCGAGCTGATCATCATACACACTCCGGGGAAAGCTTTTTTGCCCCTTCTTTATCACGAAACGGCTTATATTGGTTCTCCAAAGTTTTGTCTTTTTTTCATCTGCAATCCAAAAAAAACGGGGTCATGGTCTGACCGCCGCTACTAAACAAGCCGGCAGGGGCACCCGGAAAGCCGCCAAGGCCCGAATTCTCATTTCACGGGCATCCCCGGAAAGATTACAGGAGCCCCCTGGGCGAATTGTTGTACCACGCGTCCGAGATCGAAACCTCTGTATCCGCGCTTCTCTTTGAGTCCTCAAGGGCCGTGATAACCCATACGAGGCCCTTCATGACTGGAGATCTCAGCAGATCTTCAAGCGGCTGCCTCAATGCGTAGACCATTTATGGACAGTTTGCCTCGTGGATCATCAGGTTTCCGGCCATTATTACACCGCGAGCCTTCTCGAGTGCCGACCTGTAATTGGCCGTGGCCCGCTCCGGAACGGGCACCACAGTCGCTGTCATTCCTCGCTCAATCGAACGCGGCTCTTTGGTCGCTGAACCGGCTCCAGTAGCAGTCGCGCAACCTCTTTCGGATGGCTCTTCATGAAAGCACAGACCAGGCAGAGTCCTGAGATACGAGGTTGCGACCGCGTCACGGGCATCTACCCAGATGCAATCGATAAGGAAGCTATCCTTGGCTTCCACCGCGGCTACGCCGAGTTCCCATAAACCCCCGCTCTTTTCCCAGAGGGCATGATACCGACCATCAACCCTTTCGCCGAGAGCACAGAGGTAACCGGCCTCGTTCTCAGGCCAGCCGACCCCCGCCCAAATCTTATTGAAGCTCTCCTTTCCTTTTGTTCCGGTAACCGCGATAGTCCCGTCTTCGAGGCATTTTGCACGCATTATTTAAAACTCCCCTCCACGAGGCAGCCGTCCTTGAATGAAGCGGTTTTCCCACGTGTGGGTGCGCATCTCGTTGGCTATGGCAAGGGCTATGATCTCGTCGTCGTGGGCCAGTCTCGAGTCCGGAGATTTGTAATTCTGGCGGAAACTTTTCTTTTCCGCGTCCCAGACAAAGCCTTGCATCTCGAGAAGAGTTGTTCTGCTGTATATTTTGAGCCCGCGGCTCTCGAAAGTCAGCGCAAGCCTGCTCAGCATAGCCTCCTTGGTGGCTTTATTAGTGATCCAGCCCAGCCGTCTGGTCTCTTCGGGGATCTTGCGGTCTGTGTACGTGTGATAGTACAGGTTGGGATAGCCTGTCATCTGGGGATAGCCCGACAGCCCCCGCTCACACGCCGCGAGCGCGGCCAGCCCAGGGCCATTTCGCTCAATCCCTAGCAGCCCGAAATTGTAGTAGACGCCGAGAAGGTACGAGTCTACTCCGGCGGTTTCGGCCCGGACGCGGTGGGAACGATAACGGGCCGCCACCTCCCCTGTCTCGTTGCATATCACCTGAATAACCGTGTAATCCGCGGCGACGCCTTCCCCTACGTCCATTCCAAGACTATATGTATGCGCCGGCTCGGGAAGCAACCATACTTCCAGAGGCCCTGTCGGATCGGTTACGAACAGAGGCACAGCAGAATCACCGGCAGAGAACTCGAGATAACCCCGTGTAAGAGGAGGCCGGACCAGCCTCTCGAGGGATTCATGAATCACATCCTGGCTGAACCAAGGCATCCCTGTAAAGGTGAAGGCCAGTTGTGCGGCCACGGGGTATTCCTGATGAAATTTGTCCCAGGAATCATGGCACTGGTTTTTCCTCGTGTAACAGGCCCACTTGATCTGGTCTCTACTCAAATCGTGTTTCCGGGCATACGCCTCCTCATCCTGGGAGAGTTGCAGCCTCTCCCGTTGCCCGACGGGCAAGCTGTATTCAGGAAATCCCTTCCAAGATAGAAATATGGGCTCCATATCTGATTCCCCACGTTCCGCGGCTATCCACGTTCTGTGAAAAAGATTATGCATGCCGTTCGCGGTGGATTCCCAGAAGACCAGAGTGTCCCAGTGCTGCGGAACAGACTGGTTTATGGCAAGAATCGGGTCTTCAGCCCTTTCCCAGAAAGCCACCTCGCTGGCGTGGACATAGTGAAGGGTGCCGCCTCGGCCCAGGCTCCTGTTTGCAGCCGTGTCGATCTGCAAACGTGAATGATGAGGCGCTAGATATTCGATGCGACGTGCATTGACCGTGACGGGCCTGGCGGTCCGGCCGGACTCAAGATAGCGGCGGAAGCGCTGCGCCATTGCAAAGATAGTCTGAGCGCTCTCGACGGAATTGGCCGCCACTAGTGCGAAACGGTTGGGATAGTGTGTGATGAGAGCAAAGATAAAGGCTTCGATGAGCGTGGAGATACCGAGCTGTCGGGACTTGCAGCAGATGAAACGTGCTGGGACCCTCTTTTCACGGCATTCCATGAGCCTGTGGAATACCGTCTCCTGGGCGCGGTTCATGATGAGGGAGACCAATTCCCCGCGCTTGTTGATGATCTTCAGGTCTTCGATGAATCGCTGAATATGAAACAGGTTGTCTTCGGGCGCGGGGACGACCTGTTGCAGTCGTTCCGACAGTCTTTCCAGGCGGAGCCTCGACCGTCGAAGATTAATCTGCTCATTGGCCGGGGGCTCAGTCATCGTCGCTTCGATTATCTCTAATTTCATGGCACTGATTGGGCTCGCCTATCTTTTGAATTGAAAGCTTTTCGATGAGAAGCTCCATTTCATCAAGCCTCGCGGCGATGGCTGCGGCTTCCTCATTTTTTAGCCGAGTTTCCATCATGGCACGGGCGGTGTTGAGAAGCTTATCCACCATCTTTATCCGGTCCATTGTGTCTTTGGATGCCTCGGGAGTTTCAGCGATGAGCTGGGTAAGTAGTGCCAGCGCAGAGGAAGGGGTCAGGCCGGCCGCGGCCAGTCCCCTTATTTGGAGGAGGAAAGAGGGATCGAACTGCGTCTCAGTGTCCGTGGCTGGTTTGGTTGCCTCTTCAAAAGAAGCTGCCGAGGACTCTTCTGTCGGTCGTTTTTTCTTCAGGGTCATTTGTCAGCTCAATTCCAGGATTTTACGGAGATCGGCCAACAGACTCGGCCTATGGTAATGAATATCTGAGTTGAGAATCGATTGGAGGTTTTGGCTATGTATTGAAGCTACAGCACGGACCTGCCAAAGCTCAGGTCGGTGGCACCCCAGGGTGATGCGCCATTTCCTCGAGCCATGGTAGATATTTATGCAATACCAAACCGCAATCACTACTAAGTGGTTCAATCCGTAATTCGGGTGACGTGTTCTTGGAATAGAGACGATGAAAGAGGATTCGAGACCACGGTATTGGTGGGACAGGCATCTTGCCTGTCATTTCTTTATAGACAGGCAAGATGCCTGTCCCACCAAAGCTTCCCGAAATCCGCCACCGAATTTGGGAAACCGAGTGCTAAGCGATCCCACTTGAATTCAAAGGTTCGATCATGATAGGTCTTCAGGGATCTGTGTGGTTTGATATGATCAGAAACGTGTGAAAACCCCGTTTTCAAGCTAGATGGTGGCAGTTGAACTCCTCGGAGACTCCTGGGTGACAATGCGGCGTCATTTTGAGATCGAAAGGGCCGTCGAGCGAGTGATCAAGACCCAGAAGACCTCCAAGATATCAAGCGCGCCGCATAATTGCGGCTAAGAACAAGGGGGATTAATGTGAAAAGGACCACTCTGGTGCTGTTGTTGTTTTCTCTTTGGGCGTCGTTGACAGTTGGAGACGTTGTGCTCGCCGCGGCCGAGCCACCACTCGTGACAAAGGTGGTCCTCTACAAGCATGGCATGGGTTATCTCGAGCGAGAAGGGAAGATCAAAGGCAATGCAACGCTCTCACTCGAATTCCGTGCCGAGCAGATGAAAGACCTCCTGACCAGCTTCTTCGCCGTGGACCTTGGTGGCGGCAGGATCTCGTCCGTCCGGTACGAAACCCGCGATCCGCTCTCAAAGCAGCTCCAAGATATCCTCATCAAGGTGCCTGAGGAAGCAGCGCTCAGCCAGTTTCTGATGCAACTCAAGGGGGCTCGGCTGACCGCCAAAGCGGCCGGTGAAACAGTCGAAGGGCGCATCCTTGGTGTCGAGCCGATCACTGAAGTCGTTAACAACCAGGCGCTAAAGAAGAGTTATCGTCTGGTGCTGATGACCGAGGCCGGTCCGATCCGCTCCCTGGATCTCTTCGCCATATCCGAGTTCTCGCTGGCCGATGAGGCGCTCCAGCGCGACCTTCGCCGACTCCTCGACCTCTCCCTTGACAGCAAGTACACCAACCGGAAGAAGCTCACGTTGAGCGCCACGGGACAGGGCGAGCGAGAGCTGCGCATTGGTTATCTAATCGAAATGCCCATCTGGAAGTGTTCCTACCGTGTCATATTCGATGAAAAGAAGAAGGACGCCTCTCCGCTCCTCCAGGGCTGGGCATTGGCCGAGAACAACACGGAAGACGACTGGAAGGACGTGACGATCTCTTTCGTAGCCGGTAATCCGATCTCCTACGTGATGGATTTGTACTCTCCCTACTACATCAAGCGAGCGCAGGTGCCGATTCCTGGATTGTCCGACCTGGCCGTGGATTGGGCGGCAGTGTCATCACCCGATCTTGCAAAGGACGTGCCGGCAGCCATGGCTGCGCCAATGGAGGAAAAACTCCGCGCCGGCAGCAAACGCATGACCATTGCACCCGCGGCCCCGCGCCAAATGATGGACCAGCAGGTTGCCGCCGCGCCTCCTCCGCCGGTGGCTGGTGGACGGGATGCCGAGAAGAAAGAGGCCAAACCCTTGGGCGAGCTCCTCGCCGGCAGCTACGACAGTGGGGCTCAGGGTGCGAAAGTCGGGGACCTCTTCAGCTACGAACCCAAGGAGAAAGTTTCAATCTCCCGCGGCCAGGCGGCCATGGTCCCCATCATCTCGAAACAGATCAGCGGGCGGCGGCTCCTGTACTACAAGGCGTCTTTCGCTCCCAGAACTACAAATGCTTTCGTGGTGCAAAATGCTACCGACCTGACGCTGGAGGCGGGCGCGGTAACCTTCTTCGAGGGGAGCACGTCGCTCGGTGAGGGCATTCTCAATCACACACTCCCGCCCGGCAGCCAGGAAGTAATCCCCTACGCGCTAGATGCCTCTGTGGATGTTACCCCGCGGGAAAAAAGCCTTCGGGCACCACATTTTAAGGGCCGCCTTGTTGACGGCATACTCACCCTAACCGCTGTGGAGACCCTCACCAACACATGGAAGATCGCAAACCGCGGTAGAGAGGCGGCGACCTTGTGGCTGCACCAGCCGAGAAATCCCGGTTACCGCCTCAGCAAGCCTGAGAAGCCTCTTAAGGAGGTGGACAACCATTACCGATTCGAGGTGCCGCTGAAGGCCGGCGAGACAGTGGACTTCGTGGTTGAGGAGAAGCGCGACGTGCGAGAAACGGTACATTTGGATAAGAGTAGTGAGGAGCAGATCCGCTTCTATTTCGCCCAGCCCTATTTGTCCGCGGGCGCTAAGGCCATTATGAAGGAGTTGAGTGACCTAATGGCGCAGAAGGCCGGCTTGCAGCGGCAGATCACCGAATGGACCCAACAGGTGCAACGGCTGACCGAGGAACAGGGCCGGCTGCGCTCCAATCTCCAAACGCTGGGGTCAAGCCAGCCAAAGGAACAGGAGTTGCGGGCAAAGTGGGTTGCGGCGTTGGCGGCTAATGAAGAACAATTGGCGGACCGCCGTGCGAAGCTCGACGATGCCGGGAGCAAACTTCGCCAGATGGAAGAATCCCTGGCCAAGAAGGTGCGGGATTACAAAGACGAGTCCGCGTAGCGATGTGGTGACGCCGCGAGACGAGGGGGAATCGCATCGTTCGCGTTACGCGGTCGTTTTTTGGCGAGCGATGCGGTTCGCTTCGCTCACCACATCCTACCCGAGCTGAATTCTGGGTGAGTGGCAAACCACCATCGTCGTTGTTTTTCTGTTTCTATCAAAATTTTCCCCTTTCACGCACGGTTTGAATTGCTTTGTGCTCGGGGACCCTGCTGAGACTCTTCATCGTGAAATGAGGCCGGATTCGCTTCGGCGAGGTAACATTCCAGGATGCCAGGATTTTGCAGAAGGAAGGTGTGAACGAAGAGCGACACCCACCGAGCCTGGGCCTCATCCGCGGTTCCGAGCATTTCCTGTTGAGCTATGTGGAAGGCTTCGTGCCAGAGGGTGCTGAGAGTCAGGGACGGGTCCATGTTCCGGTCAAGATAGATCACACCGTCCCGATAAGCCGCCATCCCGAGTATTCCTTCGCCTGCGTGGATAGGGTCCACATCACGGACATCGTAAGTTCTGCCGAAAATTATCAGTCCTCCTGGGGTTTGCATAAGAAAGCCTCCGAATTGCAGGTTGATAGGTTGGGGGTAGTGGAAGGGATGAGCCATTGCCCTCATTCCGGGCAGAGCCGCGAGATCATGCGTGGCCAGGCGGAGCCCGGCAAAGAGAAGAACAGTAGGGGCACGGCATGCCGTGCCCCTACGAGATGGATGATGCTTAATGTGGTCGTCTCCCCGATCCCAAACTCGTATCAAGCAGTTTCGCGGCAATTCTCTTCCCACTCGCCCCAATAGAACGGTTCCATCTCCTGGTATCGTTCAGACCACTCATGCCACTGACCCTGAGCACACCAGTGTCTGTCCGGGTCATTGAGCGGAAGGACCTCAGGATCGAGGCGGCACTGCGTTCCTTCAAACTTGATGCACTTGCTGCAAACCATTTCCGATCTTTTCATAATCTGGTCCTTTCTTTAGGAACGTTCGTTCATATTGGTGTCATCACAACCTGACAAGCGACCGGTTCCATTGCGCTTCGCGCAGCATCTGATCCGGGTTAGCGAGGCGATCCAGCTCTCTGGCGTGGCGTGATCGCGCCCGGCGCTCCAGTGAGGTGCGGCGGTTGTGCACCCCGCCTGTTTCTGCAAGCCCATTGATTTCCTCATCCGGCACTAGGTGAGGGCACGGTTCTGGCAGCAGACATTTTAGATAATCTGCATTGACCCTGGGATAGGGCTCTCGTTGGCCGTTGAAGTGCAGTACGTAACGGCTCGTCCTGGACTGATACGACCTGCACGCCTCGACGGTTATGTTGCATCCCCAGCGGCATTCAACGAGCCTGTGAGCGTTCAGCTCTTTCCATTGATCCACCGTAAGCGCACTGTGCTTCATTTGGTCGCCTCCTTCGCCGTGGGCTTCTGTTCGTGCCAGTCATACGGAATACCCAGATGCATTCGGAGCTTGCGCATGGGCGCGAGCAAGCCGTATTCCATGGATTCCAAGTGCATTCGAGCTATTGGGTCGTCCATAACCTCCACATGCGATCTCAGCATGGAAAGGTGCTCGTGGAGCTTGTCGAATGAATGCGACACAAGCTCTCGGTAATTGGTCTTCTGCATGGCCCGCCTCCGGATGATAGAATTGTGAGGTCAGCACGAAAGGCCTCCCCCATTGGTCCTGTTTCGAGGAAACTTGGGATTGCCGGCCCGGCTGCCGAACAGGTCGGTTGCTCGACCGGCGTCATGTGAACCTATTAAGTTAACTCTCCGGTTCACGGATTGCGCCTTTTCAACTGGTTACTTGCTGGCAATTACCAGTATCACGAGGACGCATTATGGAAAACAAATGTTCTCTTAAGGGCCAATGGGACCATAATTAACCTATCTTGTCAATTCAAAAATTGAAAAAAGATCGAAGACGGCATGGAGAGCGATGTAGAGACCGCCAAAGTCCCCTTTCTCTAAATGGGGTTTTTGGGGATTTTCAATCGGTTAGCCTAGAATCCCCCGTAGCCCCCCCTTACCAGAGGGGAGAACCCGGCGGGACGCGGGATTACCAGGCGGAGCCTGGTAATCCCGATGAAGAAACCACCCAAAACTGATTTTTCTGCGTTCTCTGTAATCTCCGCGGTGGAGGATTACTGCACCCGATCACCCGCGACGGGAAACTTGTATTCTTCGCTGCCAGGGCGACTGGGCACCCATTTTAACACCCAGCAGATCCGCCAGAGCAGCGTCTTCCGCGGTCCAGCCCGCACCGAAGTTGCCTACCCTGGATGCGAGTCCAGCCTTCTGCATGAGTTGTGTCCATTTGGTCTCAGTGCCAAGCTTGTCGTCCAAGGCTCTCTGGCGATCTTCCTTTGCAGCCACATTTTGCTGCCGTTCCGCTTCCATTTGGCGGCGGAGGCGTTCCAGAGTCAGCTCCTTCAGAGCGCGATCCTGGCCGTCATCGGGAGTTGCGGAGATGCGCTGCGGGCTCCCCATTTTCTGCTGCCAATCAGCCGAGCTGGACAAATAGCGCTGCTGCAGGCTCAAAAGGTTCTGCAAGTTTCTCATGTTGTCCGAGAACTGGCTCGATTCAGTCCCCTTGACGTATCTGTTGTAGGTCATGGCATCGCGGAAACGGTCCCCATAACCTTTTGCAAGACTTTCTATGGCTTGCTGGTACAGGGCTGAGTCCAGAGGCAGGCTTCCTGCCGTGTTCCTTCCCCCGCGCCTGATGCTCGCGCCTGCGGCACGGCGGACGTAATCATCAAGAGTATTGCGCTGTCCTCCCAGGACGTTGGACATGTAGTCCCTAACCTCAGGATCAGCGGGACGGGCCACGTGGGTCCCCCAGTCAGCCTGTCCGCTGCTGGCTCCCGGGGTTCGGTCTGAGGCCGGCCGATTTTGCGGGGTGGACAACCGGGCGACCAATTCGGCAATTTGCCGGGTCGGTTCGAGGAATGGATTGCTTTGCGAAGGAGAGTAGCCCCCGTATGTCGCGTATGAGCTTCTGGTATAGTTTGGAAATGGCATCTCTATTGCCTCCTGTTTTCTAAACCTTGAGGGATTTGCAACACTCAGTGCGTCCTTAGGCGCTGCTCACAGAGCCCCCCACTCGCGTATAAGCGAGCTGGCTATCTGCAGTCCGTAGACTTCACTTGCATCATTAAATGCGATCCGAAACTTGAAGAAACGGCCCTGGACATTGTGAGACTCCTGTTCCAATGCAAAGGCCTTGCTCCCTAAATTAGATAGATCATGAAACTCCGCAACTGTTGCGGCAGAAGTGTCCCCATCGCCGAAAGCGCTCACGGTTATCACGTCGTCCGCACTCTTGCCGTATAGAGAGAGCACCCGCAGCAATTTTCTGTATTCCGGCGATCCAAAATCCAGCCATCCAGTCTCCACCCAGGCTGAGATCGGGGAGCCCAAATCAGAGGTAACTCCAGGCCCGAACAGCCTTATGATCCGCCCCTCATAATCTCCGGCATACAAACCCAAGTCCCCGAGCTTCCCCGGAGCATTGGCATTGTAGTGGTATGCAGTGGAAAAGCTTGAGGCACTGATTGTGAACGGCGGGAGCCAAGCCCCGAGCGTCAGATCATAAACGATGAGCCTGTTATTGGATGCCTGCGGCCCTGACTCCGAGGACAAAATCATCGGCACGGACCAGACGATCCAATTCCGTGCCGGCCAGTACTCACCGCAGGCCAGATGCAAATAATCCAGATCAAGCCTGGGGGTGTTAGCGGTATCCCACCAGTTGAGAACATCACTTATGGTCTTGCCTCTGGAGGTATTCCAAAGAGAATCAACATGAAGACCAGTGCTGACAAAAGCACCGTAACGATTAACGAAGAATAGGCCATATCTATCTCCATAGTCAAAACCGCCCACAGGCGCCTTGACCACGCACTCAGAATTGATTGGAACATGACGGGCCGCCTCCACACTCTCGAATTGGAAGTCCCCGGACGAGGAGGCTTTCAATTGATGCCACGTCTCAGTCTTGCCGATGAGCAGTCCGTTCCAGGCGGAAATGGCGCATTGGATGGAATCCGTGCCGCCCACACGATAAGATGCACTGTCCTGACCGGTGAAGCCGTATTCCTCATCCTCGCGGGAAATATCGACCTGGTCCTGGGCATCAGGCCGGTTGCCAAGCACAATCCGGTTCTGGAAGGTCGCTGCGAACTTGTGTTTTTTCAGCGCATCCGGAACACCATAAATCCTCACTTCCGATATCGCAGCAGTAGAGGTAAGGGCGCCACTCACAGAGAGTCGAATCCAATAGCCTCTGCTGAAGGAGGCATTGAACGGGATACTGGTCTTCCAGTCGGTTGGAAGCGTCCATGAGATCCTCCCTTTTTGCGCGAGGGTGTTCCCTGCGGAACCGATAGTGCCGTCTGTTGCGACCAGAGGCGCCCATGTTTCCCCGTTCCAGTACTCAGCCGAGAGGACAGATGCTTCCTGATTGTTGTCCGTGTAAGGGGTGATCTCGATCTCGTTAAACCGGGTGAGGTAACCGACAAAAAGAAAGTCTTCCGGCTGCATTGGAATGTCAGCCTTGGAAAGCTCCGTGAGCACGTTGTCGGAAACCTCAACGGTGAAATCCCGGATGCTGCTCATGCTCGCATCCTGGTAAATAAAACCGAGTGCGGTGTCCGGTTGCCCGTCTCCGATGTTTGCCAGGGGTTGGCAGGGGGCCTTGTAATGAATCCGGGTTATGGCACAGTCAGGAGAGGTCCCATTGGTCAAGAGCCGGAACCAGTAGCCAGGAACCTGATCCACAACATGGTAATCAGTTTTGAACGGAGAGGGCCCCGCGTACATGATCGACCCGGACTGCCCGAGTCTTGATCCGTTGACGATGGTGTTGTCCGTCCAACCGTCGCCTCCGGTCCATGCACCGTTTTGGAATCCTTCAATGATCGCTTGGCCGCCAGACTCATAGGCCACAACGTAGGATGAAAGTGCTGGGACATTCGTTCCATCAGCCTGCATCCCCACTGCAAAGTCCACGGTCGTCGTGATATGCGGGATGAATCCACCGCTGGCTTGCCATTGAGCGGCAGTAATGGCTTCCAGTTCCGCCTTTTTCATCTGGTTTTCAGCAATGGCGAGTGCCTGACGAAGCGATCCAAGGAGGGAATCAATCGACGCATTCTGCCAGGTGTCCGATCCATCAATATACTGCCACGTACCACTATTATTTCGGACGATTATTCGCCAAACTGAAGATTTGAAGACATTAAAGGTATTCCGAGCATCGAAGCTGACCGCGTGGTAGATTGCGGAAGATCCGGAGGTAAATTGCTCAACCGTTATGCTGTCAACGCTCTCGAAAGTGCTTGTGGTCAACTGAACTACATCGGTTGTGGTGGCCACTTCCGCACCGGGATTCACTGCCTGAATTCCGGTTACAGTCAGTTTGTCCAGTCCGTAGACCGCGTCAACCAAGGTAAATCCGTCGGCAGTCTGTTGATCCCAGGAACTACCACCATTTCCCCAGCCATAATCCTTGATGTAACTTTGGCCTGCGCCCTGCGGCAGATAACCAGCTCTGAAGGTTTGCCAAGTAGCCAAAACCCCTGCATCTGCCGGAACATACCAACTCGTACTCCAGGCCACATCTAGAGTGACGAGGTAATCTTTGGTCTCGTCCACAGTGAACGGTATTATGTCGCTAGTCTTTTCTTCCCCTATACTACTGAAGGTGCAACCACTTACATGCGTGCCGTATAAGCCCGGGAAGGTTATTTCTGTAGGGGCTGTAGTGCCGTTACCTGTGCCGCCGCTGCGCTCCATAATGGAAACATGCGTTATTCGCAAACTACCGATGGATGCTGCATATTGCGTTTTATAGGCCGGCCTTGCGGTGTTGGCCTTCAGAGTCAACTGAACATGATCGCCCCCAGTACTAATCTCTGATCCTGGCACAACGACCCGGACGGAATATCCAGCCAGTGGAACAAAGCCGGAAACGCTCTTTGTCCATGACGACACACCAGTCTGATACCCCAAATTGACCGTGAGACCCCCGGCCCCCATGCTCAGGCCGTAAGCTGTATTGACCGTTGCGTTCGCGTGGATATCAGAAAGCGTAACCTCTGCCGCACCGTAGCCGCCATGCGTCACAGACGCGATGAGGAATTCTCCGTCGCCAAGATCGACTGCAATTCCCGGCACGATGTCAGGGTTATTGATCCGCCAGTATGTCAGATTCGGCGGGGTGTGCCCCGCGTGGTTCAAGATACACCAGTAGACCATACCGTTCAGAGTAACCGTGTCCCCGACGACGTACGCTGTTCCATTATCCCAAGCCCCCCGATCATTGCCGGGACCGACAGTGATGGCATCCCCATCCGCATTTGTGAAATGCCCAGCGGCCCCGGAATCTTGCACCCAATTCACTATCGTGGCTTTGAGGTCCTGGCGGGCCATATCGTCGGCCTCCGTGATCTGCATGGGAGAGTGAAACGTGCTCGCGGTTGTCCCTGTCGCTCCGGTATTCGGGCTCTCCATATCGAAGTAAAAACCCTCTACTTCCGGCATGTCAGTACAGATATAGATCGCTCCCCAGGTTCGGATACCACCGACTTGCGCCACCGTATCAGGATCTTTATCGCAGACTTCAGACGAGACATCGTAGAAACGCTCGCCATCCTGAGCGATCAAGACGGCCTTTGGGTGCGGCCAGTCAGAGGCATCGTCTGCCATAGCGCCAGCCCACACCAGCGGAGGCGCTGCGATGCCTTCGGTAATCACCACGCGGTCATTCAGCGTGGCAAACTTGCAGACCCCGCATGTCGGGCCGAATTCATAGATGCGGGTGAATACCCCCGTTGATGTGGGGAGATGATCGGGGCAAGCGAAGAGGCCGTAGCCATAGGGTGCTGAAGATGCACAAACTTCAGCCGTTTGCCAGACATCATTATAGTAGCCGGTATCGTACTCTGAACCCCCAAAGATTATGATGCTGCCGGTATCTGTAAGGCTCATAGAGTGGCCGGTGCGGTTATGGGGGCGGGCGGTCCCTCTAAACTCCAACGTAGACCAAGAATCACCCGCAACATTGTATGTCAAAGCCTGAAGATCGACCTCCCCGCCGGTGTTGTTTATGTCCCCGGTGACATGTACGTTCCCGGAACAATAGACAGCTACGAGGTCTGCGGCCCATTCTTCAACAGGCAAATTTGCCCTGACAGTCCATGTCTGAGCACCAATATCCAACGAGAAGGTCATCTTGGTAAGAGTTTCGCCCGTATCCTGTCCCCCACAAATAATGATGCTATCGTTTAAGGAATCGTATGCCACTCCTGAACGACCATGAACAGGAAACCCCATTCCGAAGTTTGGGATAGTCGGATCGAAAGAGGTCCATACCCAAGTATTAAGGTCTAATTCGTAACAGGTAGTCCTTCCCCCCTGGACGATCATCATTCCGCCCGTGGCAGTTCTCAATAAGGCAGCGTGTCGCTGGGTTGGTCGTGTGCAAGCATCGGGAGCATCCCCGGTGGCAGCTTGCTCGGTCCATGTGTCGGTCTGACAGTCCAGAACCCAAACGTCGTTTAGATAATGTGCGCCGCCAGAATAGTAATTACCACCAAAAATAGCCATTATTTCTAGGCTTGGCACGTAAATTGCCGTGTGCCCTAGCCTGGCATGCGGAGGTCCACCTGTTGGCGACAGTTCATCCCACGTATCTGTGTCAGGATGATAAGCCCACAAATCGCTTAAGTAACTTCCCCCCTCGTCTACACCGCCAAAGACTAGCATTCGACCATTTCCGGCATCCCACACAGCAGAATGATCAGTCCTCGCAGATGGCCCGGTCGCTCCTTCTCTGAAATTCAATTCATACTTGACTTGCGCCACAAGGTAACTGCTCTCGTTCGTGGGGAAGCGCACATTCTCCAATGCCATGATGTCACCCGCGGGCAGACTGCCGGATGACATGAGAGAGGTACCGGGCCTCGTGCGCAGGGCGCCGTCTGCCACGTCTACATTTTCACCGGCTGCAAGAGCGCTCTCCGTGAAGCGGAGTGGATTGCGTCTTCGGCCCACAATCCCGCCAGTCCAGTTGAAGAGGTTGATTGTGCGGTACGAATCCTGAGTCAAGACGACCCTCCTTTCTTGAAACCCGCTGCGGCCTGACACAGGTTTGCATTGGAAGTGGCAAGATTGGGGGAACCTTCTTACAAGAAGGGCTTCCCCGATTCTTCCTCGTTTGAATGCAAACCGGCATCACCTATAGGATCTTAAAGCCAGCCCAGGCGGATCTCCTGCTGCAAGCAGCTTCTGTTTTTCTCGATCGTACAAGGCAGAGTACTCCTGAAACTTCAGGTCTGCTCCAGGGGCATGCCGATCCCTCAGGAAGGCTTGCTTGAGCACGAAGTAGACAAAGACCATGTCGTGTGCCTGCGATATAGGCGGGTTCGGATTAATAGCCGAACAGGTCAAATTGTCAGGCAGATAGGAATGGTAGATACAAAAACCGGATTCCAAGTCTCTGTCGGGTGGGGGCCAGACGAACAAGGTGTTGTTCTGCATTACATAGTATTGCGGTATTCCGGGCGCGTTGGAACCGACTTTAAGCTCGTGATACTCCTGAAAACTACCCAGAGGTGTCATGGGGTCCCGGCAGCCCACGAACTGTACCTGGTGCACGTGTTGATATTGCGGTATCACTGTCAAAAGGTCTATCTCAATGGCTCCGGAGACGCTCGGGATCCAGGTCTCACGGCGCCAGTAGTCATCCTGAGCGATGTCCTGTTGGCATCTATTGATAGAGCGCAAGATGAATGCATCGGTGATGAAACCTCCGGCTGTCTCGTTGAACAGGTCCCGGGCGGTGTCGATGATGGCCCCGACTCTTCCCTCGCAATCCGAGAGCCGCGTGTCATCAGGTATTAGAGCCATGCTTACCCCTTTGTTTAACAAAGCCAGACCACGTTCGGCGGCAATTCCGGGTCACCATCAACATGAATGGACTCCTTTCCTATGCCTACCCGGTTGAAGAGAGGGAGAGCGGCCGTAAGAAACGCGAATCTGAAGGCCGCGTCCGGGCAGCGAATATCAGCGGCGTGGCTGACTCCGCTCTTGACAGTGTGAGCCGAGCGCTCCCTGCCCCCGGATTTCCGATTGAATTTCTCGCATCGAGTCCCAGAGAGCACAGAGACCGGCATGCCGATGAGATCTTGGATCTTGTCGAGTTTTACGACCAGTTCCCCGGAAATCACATCGGGATGTCCGCAGAACCCTTCACATCTGCACGTGAAGTCGCGGGGCTTAATGTGTTTGATACTGGCCCAGTCGGCGCCGGATTGCTGCGCTGCATCAACTGGAACCGCTTGGTGGTTTTTTGGAGAGGGCAATTTCCGTTTTCCTTTGTGTAAGGCCATCAAGGCACCTTCCTATAGTTGATCCTTCCCAATTCACTTGGAGTCCGTTTCAAAGGTGATAGCCTCCCGCGTGTAAAGCCTCAGGATCAGATTCACCACAGCAAGCGACACTGTAGAAATTTCAGCCCAACGCCCCGGGTCAAAGCCTATTGCGATGAGGATCGATCCTACCAGGGCAATGAGGTTCATCCATATTGTCTTTGAGGCCCACCAAACCTTTGTTCCATCCATTTCAGTCTCCTATCGTCAATCTTCGTAATTTTGTGAGCTTTTGCACGAGCACCCCGTCAAGGTCGTCGAGCACGACCCCTCGGCGGTTGCTGGCGTGCGTTACTTGTATTTCGCCGTCCAGACCTCTCAAGAGCGCCCCTACGTGGCCGTTTTGTCTCTGCTCGTTGAAGGTCCAAAAGGAGAGGTCACATTCATCGGCATCGGCTAGATCAATGTCTTTGCTCTGCCAGCCGCCCAAACCCAGCGACATGTGCAAAGCCGTCGTGCGGGTAATCCCTGGAATCCCCGCCCACTTGCACGCCAGAAATATATAGCCGGAGCAATCCAGCCCTTGATCCAGACTTTCAGCACCGCCCCAGGTATATTTCGGGTGTTTGGCAATGATGAATGTTAACTGTCGTTTCAGGGACCTTTTGTAGGACAGCCCAAGCGCCCAAGCATCAGGTCCAGCAAAGTATTGCGCCAATAACAAGCACAACAGCAGACATGAGAATCGCTGAAGCCGTGTGGTCTTTTCCAATTCCATCCATCCAATCGTCAGGGGTTATGAAATCTACGAAGAGCATCCCACCGCTCAGAGCTATCAGCCCCATCAGGACCGCGATGACTCGAATTATGACGTAGCGTAAAAGAGCCGTCGGATCATCCGGCAGGACCAGCGGGCTTCCCAGGAGAAGACCGACTACACCCAGACCCCCGATGGTCGATGCAATAAGCCACTGTCTTATTTCTCTTGACATGACACCTCCTACAATCGGTTTGAAACCCTCTGAAATGGGCTCCTATTCTGGTCGGACGAAGCTCTGTTGCCAAAAAGATCCTTGTTTACTATGATGAAATAAGTTGTTGTTTTCCTAGGCGCTTGATGGGAAGCCCACTAAACGGCCGTCCGTGTGCGTTGACAAGAGTTGTGGCCATGCGAAGCGGCGAGTGACGACAAAGGGCGATATTAAGAACCCCAACGTGTGGTTCGATCAAATGCCTTCATAATTTCGTGGTAAAAGGAGAGTTCTTCTCGAAGTGATAAAGCTCATTCCATATCGTTTTGGCTCCATAAGGAGAATGACCAGCCTTGGGCTGGGAGTGCGGCCATATCTGACGCTCCGCAAGCTCATCAACTTACTGCGGTGCGAAGCGGAAAAACTGCGGCGGGTGGCTCGGCCCAAATCATTCCCGTTGGTGGCCGTAGTAGATGTAAACAGCCGATGTAACTTGCAATGCCCTTATTGCCCAACAGGTGCTCGCCGCGATAGCGGCCGCACGCAGAGCCTGATCGATCCGTCGATAGTTCAACGGCTCGTGGACGAACTCGGCCAATACCTGATTAGCGCCCATCTGTTCAATTGGGGTGAACCTCTGCTCCACCCTCAAATTGCAGCCATGGTGAACATGTTTCATAGACGCCGCATATTCACAGCAATATCGAGCAATTTGAATGTTGGCCGAAAGCAAGTCTTGGAAGAACTATGCGATGCCGGACTCGATCACCTGGCGGTAAGCATTAGCGGGGCTTCGCAGGAGACATACGAGCAATATCACCGCACGGGAAAGCTCGCATTGGTGTTGGAAAATACACGGCACATCGTTGCGTATAAGAAAAGGCAACACGTCAAGGTTCCTGTGATTGAGTGGAAGTTCTTGGCATTTCGCCATAATTTGCAGGAAGTGGAATCCGCGCGAAAGTTGGCCAGAGAACTCGGTGTAGATGTGTTCAGATGGGTGCATGGCGGAGGTCCTGACGAAGCGCGAGTCCAGGGTAAGGAGGATTCTGGACACCACATTTCTGAGAAGTTTTGCCATCAGCTCTGGCACTCAGTGGTCTTGCAGTCCGATGGCGGCATAGCGCCTTGCTGCTATCTGTTCTTCAAGCAAGATGACCTCGGAGAGTATTCAGGAGACCTCATCGCAAGAATTCGTCAAAACGAGGCGTTTACAACTGCTAGATCCCTGTTTGACACCAGATCAGCCGATAACCTCCCCATTGATACGCAACATCCGTGCCTAAGATGCGGTGTTGTTCACGAACAGCCCCATTTGAGCAATTATCTCAAGGCCAATCCACATGCGATCAAGGGGCATCGGACCGGAGGGCCTTGAAAGGAACCGGGACTTAGTAGGTCCAATTCTTAATTCGGGTGACGTATTCTTGGACTGAAAACCATGAAAGAGGATTCGAGACCACCGTATTGGTGGGACAGGCATCCTCCTGTCCCACCAAAGCTTTCCGAAATACATCACCGCTCTTATACAACCGAGCACTTAGTGTCTTGATAAGAAGTGTATGATAACCGTTGCCAACACTTGGGCTGAGGTGGCGACCGCGACTACTGACGACCAAAATAGGGCTCTGTGCCTGCTCGTCCACGAGGCGCGAGCCTCGTAAAAGGTGTGAGCCATTCTTTGCGCAGTTTCCAGTTCGGAAAATCGTATTTCATGCTTTTCGTGCCTCCGATGGCGCGCCCGCTCCAGTTCCTCATGGCGAACCCTGCAGTTGTCTTTCAGATTGTGCAAACAGTTGCTGATCTTTTCGAGGAGCGGGAGCTTCTCTTTGATGACAGCCACGTCGAGCCTCAACTCTTCGAGCAATTCGCGGTCGGACATGTTTGGGGACATTTACAAACCCGCCTTTGATGAGAGCCGCATGCTTTATGCCATAATCTCCCCTGTCAACGAACTGGTCCCATAGATAGGATTGTGGAGAGAATAGTCGAACACAGGCCATCCCGACGCGGCAGGACATACCGTGTGGCAGCCTTCAGACAGCATGAATTCAGCATGAACAGAAATCAGGTCCGATGTGCGCGTGGTCCATGATATCGGCACATCTGATAAGGCAACCCCGTCCAACAAGATCGTAAGTCTAGTCCCGTTCACTGAGGCGAGACTGAAGTCCGACGCCAACCGGCATCGATCCCCCGTAATGGATTTGGCCGTGAAATCGCTGATGGGAACCCAATTGGTGTCCGATCCTGAGCCCTCGGTTGAAACGGCGTATGGCGCGGGTTTACCCACGAAAGTCGGGCACCGGTTGTAGGCGTTATAGACGCCCATCCAATCTGATACCTTGATTGGGGCCTGAAGTCCGGTTTGTCTCTCAATCGGGCAAACCAGCCCAAGGTAACGATGGCTCGGAGCCTCGGATTTCACCTCGACGCCTTCAGTTATCATCCGACCGGTGGTTGATGCTTCCAGCGCCAGCGTCCCGGAGTTGTTGTGCAAGTAGATGTTGTAAAGAGTCTCAGCGGTCAGGCCCTCGCAACTGAAGCTGATCCCGGCTTCAGGTATCTCTCTCAATTCCCACTTTGGCGCATCATGCAGGGCGACATCTTTGCCGTTAGAGCGCCCATAGACAAGCTGCGGAGAATGGTTTGGAGTGGAATTGAGCACCACGTTCAGAAGGGCGGGCCGATTGTCTTTGACGAGGGGTGTCCAAGTGGCACCTTGATCGGCAGTGACCGAAGATCGGCATTCCGGGAGAAGACCGGAACCTTGTGCGGGATTTTGTCGGTTGCAACTGAAAGAAACATCGAGGTCCATACCCCCCGGCATGAAGAGTAGATAATACCGTTTTCCACGATAAAGCTGCGCGGGAGTATCGAGAGTGAGCCGTTTCCAAACGCCACTGGAAGATCCACTTGCAATAGTTGCTCCGGCAAGAAGAGTTTCCTGGCCGAATTCTTCAAACAGGGCGACGACAATATCCCCCGGCGTAGTCACGGTTTTCAGATAAATACTGAATGAAGAAAAAGCTTGGTCAACCTCCTGAGTCCAGTCAAATCGGGGGCAGGCAACTATATTGAGCGGAACGGCCAAGTCCCCGGCAGTCTGCATGTACGCAGGAGGCACCACCAAGCGGCCGCCAGCAACCCCAGTGCAAACTGTTGATCCGCCATCATCGTTGGCGCGGCCCTTTCCTCCACCAATGCTCATGTTGCCCATGTATCACCTCCAGGCAAAGACGCTTATGTTGCAAGTGCCGGTTGCGGCGGCGATCTGAGCAACAACCGTACTGGCGAATGTGACAATGGGGAGCACCCAGTTGAAGCCGTCCTGGGTCAGTCGGGCCGTGGTCGAACCCTCAATGGTTCCCTTTACGTGAAGAACTTCCGTCCCGGATTCCATATGAAAGAGGATCTCCTTGAAATCGACCGGCAAGGACAGATCCGTCAACGTGGTACCTTGATCGGCAATCCGGGTTGTGAAGAGTTCCGTGCCACGGTCCAGGAGCGGATGGCCGTTATCGTCCCTTGGAACAGGTTTCATAGCTTATCCTCTTTCTCTTCGAAGGTGGGGACCAGGCCCGGCTCGAGAGGTCCCCGTGCAATTAAAGATCAGTATTTGGCGCCGGGCTTTGGTCAAAACGTTTTTCTGACGCTGATTTGTGAAATGGGTCGAATTGTTGGTTAGCGAGGTAGAGCGGGCCATCGGATCAGCCTGTCGGCAGACCATAGATCATGCCGATGTTTGACCTCGGGCCTCGGACCACGACCCCGTAAGTCTGGAATGAGATCAACCAGCGCTGGTATCGTCCCTGAGTGGGGATCTCTTTGCGATCGAGCCTATCGTTGGCAAAGTACCCATATTTGGTGGCCTCGAAGTTCACAATCATCAGCGTGTCGGGCCTCATGTAACGGTCCGGAAGTATAGGAAAGCTCTTCCCGATTTTGGAGTCAAAGTGGTCCACATAGAAGCCGACTCCTTTCTCTTCCTTTTCCATTCTGCGGTACGAGATGTCGAAGTCGTGAATGTATTGGTGTGTGAGAGGATGGCAGACTATGTGCCAGTTGCCTTTGTTGAAGTCGGCCTGCTCGTCCAGCCAGAGATGTCTGGCCAGGTTGTCGAGGTCCGTTTTGGTCAAAGCAACCGAGTTCTTGTTAACGTACACGTTGGGATTGGAAAGCTCGCTCTGGGTGATTGCAGGCCAAGTGCAAAGACCGCACATGGTGGGCTCGTCTGTCTTGTTCCCATACACGAAGTCCGACCCGTCGTAGTACGGTCTGGAGCGAAGCACCGCATAGGCGAGCTGGCGCCGGAGCTTTTCCAGAAGTGCGGTAATCTGATGCTCGGTTTCGTCAGCCACTATCTCATACTTGGTGTTCTTGCGGGTCTTGGGAATTTCAAAGGTTTCCGCATGGATCTGTGTCCCCACTTCGCGTAAGATTCTGTCCAGAGATCGAGGATCCGTGGCGTCACGATAGTCTGACCACACTTCGGAAATAATGTCCCAACCGACTGTTCCGGAGTCATTACTCAGGGTGGTGTTGCCGTAAGCCGCGACCGTCGCGGACAAGCCGTCAACAGATGAAACTTTTGCCTGGACTCCGTCGGAGGGCCGCTCCAGGATCGTTCCCGCTCGGATCACTTTCTTCACGGATTCCGCGTCTATGGGGCGGCCGAACAGATGACCCGAAAAGGTGAGAATGTTTCCGGAAAGCGTTGCGGTAACTTGTGATGGATATCCCCATTCTTCCATCCAACGCACCACCGGCCCGGTCGCGGGCGTGCCTACGGAAATCTTCGAGAGG